CTATAAGTTATTTCAGCATTGTTAGCAGGTGCAGTTGTGAAAGTAAGTGTTGTTCCAGAAATTGTATAATCTGTTGTAGGTGTTAATTGAAAACCATTAACAAATACTAATACATCTTCTACAGTTCTACCTGAAGATATTGTGAAAGCTGTTGTTGAACCATTGCCTGTGGCAGTACCTGATGTGTAGGTATAAATAAACTGGGGATCTTTTCCAATGTATGGCATATTATTTTTTATTATTAAAGTATTCTATACATTCTGCAATAGTTTGCTGCCTAATGTATTCATCTCTTATTTGTTGAGATGTAGGTTTTGGTAATGGTGAATCCCATCTGTCTATAATAAACTCACCAGCAGATGTAAGATCATAACTAGCACCTGGTGCTAAGGATTTCATTACTGTATTAATACCCCAAGAAAAACCATTTTCATTAGTGTATTTTTTTATTGTTGCGTCTATAGATAAATGTCTTACCATTTTAATTCTGTATTAAATCCCAAGATTGATTTTGTTCGTTCCAACTATACTTATTATTATCCTGTGGATAAGGTATTGGAGATTGCCAATTACAAGTAGATTCATTTAAAACCCAAGAGTTAAAAGGTTTTGGTGGGATAAAAGCATCTCTATCTTCATCATAAGTATATCCTATTCCAGCAAAGTTTTTTCTTAAAGGTGTTCCATTTAATCTATGAACTCCACCATAAGTATTGTAAGATGTTTGTTTCCATATAGCCCAACCAGTTAATTTTGTTAAAAAATCTATACCAATAGATTCTTGTTCAACTCCATTAGAGTCATGTAGTACTTCATTAACTACTGATTGAACTTCTATAACTTTTCCATTTAATCCTATTTTTGCAAAATGTGCCATTATGCTGTGTAACTCCCCGAACCATTAAATTGTAAAATTGTATTAGAACCTGATGTTGTAACTGTTGGCGATCCTGTTGTTGTACCAGAATAAGAAGCAGTTGGCATACTTAATATAACAACTCCACTAGCAGGTGAACCTACTGCACCTCCAATATGACCACTTCCACCACTTCCAGTATTTGCTGTTGCACTTGTATTGCCTGAAGCACCACCACCATCTCCACCAGCACCACCAGTACCACCTGATGTTCTTCCAGCACCACCTCCTGCTCTTGTTACTGAAGAACCAGTTATAGAAGAAGCTGTACCATCTCCACCAGCACAAGCACCATCTGTATTACCAGCTTCACCAGCACCACCACCTCCACCTGCATTATCTGAACTTCCTGCAGCACCATTATTTCCTTGACTAGGTGATGTGCTTGGAGTGTTTCCTGCACCACCCCCACCACCCTGACCAGCGCCTCCTCCTCCTGAGCCACCACTTCCTCCACCACCTGTTGCTGCACCTCCACCATAACCTCCACCTGCCGAAGATATTGTTGTTAATCCTGAACCTGAAATTGAAGATGCTGAACCACTTGTAGCAGTATTAGTGCCATCATCAGTACTTATTCCACCAGCACCAACTGTTACTGTAATTACTGTTGCTGGATTTACTGTTTGAGTTGATGTTCTATATCCTCCTGCTCCACCTCCTCCACCATAATTAGAACCACCTCCACCCCCACCTCCTATAACTAAAAAATCTATTGAATAAGGAATACCAATTCCTAATGTTCCTTCTTGATAACCAGAATAAGGAATCCAACCTTGTGTTGTATCTATATAAACTAATCTTATTGCTTCTCTATCTTTTATAGCAAGAACATTAGAAGTTTGTGCTAAAATTTTTTGACTATTAGGATTAATTGTTAAATTATTTGTATCCCAAGTTCCTGCGTAATCTACTAATTGAATTGAATCTCCAGCAGTAGGAGATGCAGGTAATGTTACTGTAAATGCTGCTGAAGTTGTATTGCAAAAATATCCTGTATTAGACACTGCTGTAAAACCAGAAGTTTTAACAGATGTATCCCAAGTAAGTTTAGCTAAACCTGTAGCTAGATCTGCAGCACCAATTATACCATTAGGTATATCATCTGATGTTAAAGGTGCATTGGTAGGTTTTCTTCCGACAAATCCCATATTTTTATTTCCTATGAACTAATATCGTCAACTGTTGATACCCAGCAATCTAATGAAGAAGCTGCACTCGATACAATTTTTAAAGCATCACCAGATTGAACAACAAATTTAGCTCCACCATCAAGAACTTGTAAAGCAGAACCTGCTGGGATTGGAGCATCTTTAACTAAATAAATATCGTTAGTGCCATCGTTAATGTAAACTGATGCAGTAACTGCAGATGCTGTAACATTTGCTACAGATATTCCTACAACTGTATCATAACTATTTGCTGTAAATAATGTTGCAGCAGATGTGCCTACATCGTTGCTTGTATATCTTCTAAAATTTTGTGCCATATTTTATTTCCTATATTATTTGTTATTATAAAGCAATTGCCATAGCAATAGCAAAACCAGCTCCTGCTTTGTTGTCTATTTGAGTTTGAATAGCAGAAGTTACACCATTCAAATAACCAAATTCTGTATTATCTACAGTACCTGTTCCAATTTTAGTTGCAGCAATTGAATTAACTGCAAGTGATATTGTACCAGAAGAAGTTATTGGACTTCCAGTTACTGTAAATTCTGAAGATCCTGAGTCTGCAACTGCAACAGAAGTTACTGTTCCACCTGAGCTAGGAAATACTTGTGTGTATGAAATAGAACTAGAACCAAGTGTAGCACTAGTATCTGTAGTACATAAAAATAAATCATCAGCATGAGTAGTACCTTCTGATACTAAAATTAATTGTCCAGCTATTTCTGTTATTGTATCAAATTCTGGATCTCTTGAAGCAGCTCCTGATGCTACAACAATGTATAAACCATTTTGAGATGTAGTAGATTGGTCTTTTAATAAAACTCTATTTCCTGTTACTAATGTAACACCATCTAATGTATCGCCATTTTCTAATCCTGTAGAAATATTTACATTTGCAGTAGAAGCAACTCTTGCAATAACTCTTGTTCTAAGTCCAGCAACTAATGTATCAACATAGTTTTTAGTAGCAGCATCAGATGTAGATGAAGGATCACCTAATCCTGTAATTGTTCCACCAGTTAAAGCTACGTTGTTTGCATTTTGTGTTGCAATAGTTCCAAGACCAAGTGTAGTTCTTTGTGCTGATGCGTCTGCGTCATCTAATAATGCTTTACCAGCAGTTGTTAAATCATAAGTTCCAGCAGTACCAGAACCTGTAAATTGAATACCTTTATCAGCAGCAGATGTAAGACCAGCAATTGCTTGAAGTTCAGCATCGTATGCTTGTACGTTTGTACCAATAGCTAAACCTAAATTAGTTCTAGCAGTAGATGCAGAAGATACATCAGATAAATTATTTGAAGCTGTAAGTTTAGTTCCAATCTGTGTTTGGATTGCACTTGTTACACCAGATACATAACCAAGTTCAGTAGCCGTTACAGAAGATACTGCAACTTTACCAGAACCATTAGATACTAAAGCTCTATCTGCTGTTAAGTTAGAAGATACAATTGTACTAGCTCCACCTGTAATTGTTGCTTGTTTAGAATCTATTTGGGTTTGAATTGCAGATGTAACTCCATCTAAATATCCAAACTCAGTATTTGATACTGAACCATCATGAATTTTTGTAGCAGCAATTGCAGCATTAGTTGCAACTTTAGCATTAGTAATAACTAATTCAGGAATTGAATCGTTTGTTTTAGATAATGCAGCAACATAAACTGTAATTGTTTCATTAGATAATGAACCACTATCCCAAGTAACTGTTACTGTAGTATTTGTAGAAAATGTTGTTGTAGCAATTGTACCATAAATAGTTCCTGTTGCAGAACCTACGGCTTTTACTCTACGACCAACATGATAAAAACTTGTTACATCTACACTAGATATTGTAAATGAAGTTGCTGATGCGTAAGTAATAGTAAAACCATTATCTCCATCACCATAAATAACCCATTGAGAATCATTATACCATTCTCTAATTTCAGCACCTAAACCTCTAAAACAGTTATTAATATTAGAAGGCAACATACCTTCTGCTGTATTAATACTTCCTATTGTAGTGTTATTTGCTGCTGTAGTGCTATAATCTTTTATTCCTGCCATATTAATCTCCCATAAACCATGTGAAAACTTTATCGTTTTCGGTATTAAATTTATTTATATATTCGTTTAATGCTACTTCTACTTGTCTTTGAAAATATTCTTGAGTATCAAAAGAATATCTTACGTTATCAATATCTAATTCTGTTATGTCTGCCATTATCTAATTCCTGCTGGTGCTGCTGTTACATCAATACCTTGAGCATCATTCCAGTTAGTTCCAGAAGCTATTTTAACATTAGCTCTAACATATCTACCAGATTGTCTCAATGGTGCTATACCAGTAGTATTTGCTGCAACATAACTAGAAGTGGTTGCAGTATCTACTAAAGCATCTCTAGTTTTAAGAGCTACTGTCGAAGCACAATCTACTATAGGTCTAACTCCAGTAATTTTAGTTCTTTGTCCTGGAATAGGTTCTATTTCAGATGTTTCCATTTCTGCTTCTAATTGATTACCAGCAAAAATAGCAGCTTTATAATTATTATCAATTGCACCTAAATATAATTGTCCACCATTCCAAAAGTCTGTATCTAATGCAATATTAATATTATCTAAGTTAGTAGATATAATATCCATTAATTCTACAGTATATGCACCAACAAATTGTGTAAATATTGTTGAAGCATTTGCAGTAGCTGATGACCATTTTTCTGTAACATAATTATAAATTAATAATTTATCACAAATACCAGTAGTGTTATTTGCATTAGCAACAGAAGGATATAACCATAAAGCTAAGTTATTAAATGGATCTATTGCTGCAACAATACGATCTGTATAAGCTTTATTTAAATCAGCATCAAAAAATCTATTTACTTTTTCTGCACCAATTGCTTTAAGTGCATCACCATTAACTTCAAAGAAACCATCGTCTGCGTAAAAGAAAACTCGTCTATCTGTTTGTGTTACAGTCTGTCCATATACAGCACCACGATTAGCAGATATAACGGAAAATCTGAATACTGTTTGTCCGCCAATATAGTCCATACGAACAATTTGATTTTGTCTAAATACATATCCTATCTCACCTGAAGTTATAGCTACAATTTTTCCACCAGCTCCTGGAATATCTTGAAAGTCAGCTTGTTTTTTACCAAGTTCCCAAGTAGCAATATCATCATTACCTGCCCATTGTACTCTATTAACATTAGTTGGTTGGCTTCCAGTAACTAAAAAATTTCTTATAATTCCTGATACTCTAAATGTAGGTACAGTTCCAGATGTAGCAATTGAAGATAAATTTGCAAAGTTAGTTGAAGTTCCCATTAAATAATATTGGGGTGCATCAACACCATTACTTGCTATAATGTAATTTCCAAATTGTGTGAATGTCCAAAAGTCAGTAGCAGTTCCAGTTAAACTTGATTTACGAGATGTAAATGTACCACCATCTAATTGATAAAGATTAGTTCTATTACCAACAAAGTTGTAAACATTATTAGATCCATCTCTAAATGAACCTGCACCTTTTGAATCAGCTCCAATATTATTAGAGCTATAACTAACTAAACTTTTAAATGGTTTGTAACTTTGTAAAGCATAATAAACATTATGAGCTACATTAGCTCCTTTGTTTAAATGTTTAGGTTGATCAGGTAACCATTCTCCAAATGCTAATTGCATAGTTACTTTCTTCTATAAAATGAAAGATCAGTACCTACATCGGTATTTTGTACAACAGGAGATCCACCAAATGAATCTTGTTGATCGTTGCTTTCTAATCTTTCTAATGCTGTTTGATACATAGCTATCCAGTTTTGAACTTGAGCTTGATCTATACCACCAATAAAATTGGCAGCATGAAATAAACTTCCATATAAATAAACTGCAGGATGTGAAGCTAAAATATAATTAGAAGCATTAGTAGATGATAGAGGTGTAAATGCTTTATAGTATTGTAAATATCCTGTGTAAGTTGTATCTGGACTTGGAGCAAATCTAAATTTTTCTACACTATCATCAGATTCAATTGTATAAACTCTTGGTAAACCAGTAGTAGAACCACCTTTAATTGCAAATAAATTTGCAGGTGTAATGTAATTTAAATGATATTTTGTACCACCAGATAAAATATAAAATGATCTAACTGCTATAAATCCTGTTGGAACTGTAACTGTTTCGCTATTAATAGTAACAGTATCAATATGTTCCATTTGTCTGATTCTTAATTTAGCATTAAGATCAGCTTCAACTAATTTTATAAAGTCATCAGATATTTCAGATGTAAGGTCAGCTCTATTAAGCCAGTTAGCTATTGTGGATTTTAATTCTGTATAGGTACTAATTGCCATTATATTTTTCCTTCTGCAGTTCTAAAATATCTATACTCATTAGAGTTTAATTTCTTTTTTAAAATCTTTTTACGTTCTACATCTGGTATTCCAAACCAATTATTAGTTCCATTATATTCTTTGGCCCAAATGGTTAGACAAATATTTGGAATACTAGCTACTCTTTTTAAATCTCTAGATTTAGAATAGCCATCATTTAAAGTAATAAGTTGTTTATTCTTTTTAAGAACAGGTTCAACATCTTGAGTTTGTTTAATAGTAAGTTTACCATCAGATTCTTTAATATAATCTGAACGGATTACTCCATCAAACTCAACGTCTCTTAACTTGGACATTACTCAGTTAATGATGTAACGTATAAATTTCCAGATGCACAAATTCCAGCTACTTTTTCACCTTCAGAAATTTTAATAATTTCTATTTCATTAGCAGGTAAATAAACTGTGCTAGTTGTTGCTGTAGGATTAACACCAATATTGTAATGACAAGCAGCATCAGCTACTAATCTTACGTATTGTATGTTTGCACCTATTGCAGAACTTTGAGCAGATGTACCACTCATAGCTACTTTAGATGTTGTTACTGGTCTAAGACCATAATTCATAATTGCCATATATTTCCTTTTTAAATTAAAAAAGGGGGTATTGCTACCCCCTAATGTAAAATTATCTTCTGATAATAACTGTTATATCAATTGGTTGACTTGTAGAAGATCCACCATCTGATGTAATTGTTATATAATCACCTTCTTTAACACTATTAGCAGCTGTTGGTTCAGCAGTATCAATGTCTCCTGCAGCTGATCCAGAAAATGCTACAGTAAATGATCCGCCAGTTACAGCAGTTCCATTTATAGCACTTGTTACAGCTGAGTTAGCTGTTGTAATTGCTCCACCTAATACAGAAATAATTTTAATAATTTTTCCATCATCAGGTACAGCGATATTAACTGAACTAGCAGCAGATACATCATCTAATCTAGCAGTTAAAAAGTAGTCGTTTAATGTTCTCATTTTTATTTTCCTATGTTTGCTTCGTTCCGTCTTTAAGACTTCAAAGACCAAACAAATGTTTATGAAGGGGAGATTGCTCTCCCCCTCAGATTATTTATACTATGACGTTGTTAAGTCTGCAACAAGTCCACTAGCACCTTCGTTTCTAGAGATTAAAGTAAGCTCAACTAAAAGCTGTCTTTTTTCGCTATCACCAGTTTTTGATAACTCGTGCATAGTGAAGTCTCTTAAGAAACCTACAGACCAGTAGTCCATATCCAGAACCCACGCATCTCTATCTCTAGAGAATCTGTTAGGTACAACTTCTAGATCACCGAAGTCAGATGAGTAAACATCAATACTTGCGTATAATGTTTTATCTTCTGAAGCATCAAATCTAGTAGATCCACCTGTGAATCCAGATACTTTTTGTTTGTTGAAAGGACCAACCATTAGGATTGATGGACTTCCACCTGCGTTCCAAACAGATTTGATAACTGATTTCAGTTGATCTTCTGTGAAAGCTCTTTGTGTTCCATCA